TAGGATGTAGTCCAGCTAATGCAGCTGCACCTGCACCTACTTTATTTACACGGCCATCTAATCGGCTAATATCTGATTTTAAATTCGTTAAAGCGTTATGTGTTTGATGTTCTAGTACATCAATTCGTTGCTCATGATTTGCTAAGATACGATTGTGTGCATCCATATCTTCACTCATTGTATTAATGGCATCATATGCAGCATGTAGCTGTGATCCATTTACCGCATCAGTTGAAGATGCATCTATACGGCCTGCAGCAACGTTCTGAATTTGTCGAACATAATGTTTTACACCACCATATCCTGCACGGTCTTTACTACCAACGCTTACTACTGATGTTGCATCTGTACCAGCAAATACATATGTTGTATTATTTACCTTCGCTTGTAGTTGATTAACTGCATCATCTGTTACACTATTCGTTCCTAGTGCAACACTATTTGCCTTATCCGCGATTGTATTGTTTCCGAATGCGAGTGCATCAGTAGCTAATGCTTTGGCGTGTGTGCCAAAGACGAGAGCACCTTGGCCAGTTGTTTCGGAGTTAGATCCGAATACAAGCTGTTCTTTTTGCGTCCCGATTTTATTGTTGTAACCTACTACGGCGGACTGGCCACCTGCTACGGTGCCATTGTTAGCACCGATTGCCACGGAGTTTTCACCAGTCACATTATTGGAACGGCCAAAGGCCACACTAGATTCACCAGATACGAACGCGCCATTGCCGATGGCTACACTATCATAGGACGCCGTTCTTGCTTGGTTACCAATCGCTATGGTGTATTCCACCAAGCTTTCGGCGTGACTGCCGAATGCGAAGGAGTTACGGCCGGATGCTTTGGCATCGTTACCACCGGCGAAACCATTTTCGCCAGTTACAGAATTGTTAGTACCAAAGGCTAGCGCATTATTTGCGTCGATGTTGTTTTGGAATCCCCATACTGCGGAGCTAGTAGAATTCGTAGATATGGTATTGTCTGTACCACCTACCGTATTGTTGCTAGTTGCGCCGGCTACATTGACAGCCAGCGCGGAAATCGCGAGTACCGCTGTTACTGTTTTATTCATTGTTTATACCTCATCATCAAATTCGTTCATCATTGTTTCAACTGTGTTAATTGCTGGGCGTTTATCGCTGTCCGGTACAAGTGTAGGCTTGCCTTCCGGTTTTTCGATATAGGCTTCTAAGTATTCGGCAACGCCCTTTTTACCGAGTACCTTTTGCAGATTCGTGATACCTTCGAGTTCACGCGGTTTAAAAATGTCTTCTTCCTTGTAGCCATTATCAAGTAATGTTTGAGCTGCAGCGTCCGGATCCGTAATTGTACGTCTTGATGTACCTTCTACTAATTTGAAGCCCGGCCATTGTTTCTCGCCTGATAAGGCCTTTTCATACGCAAAGTCGTAAACACCTTTAACCCATTTCGTGATTAAATCTTTCATCGCTAGGATGTCAGATACTTCCTGGTCAGTTAGCAATTGATTGAGCTTACCCCCATCCTTATAAAAAGCAGTAAGGCAAGTATCAGCTAATGCCCGGCAGGTGTGCCGTGCTTTACAGAAGTTACAGTAATCGCAAGGCGTACAATCGCCGATACCTTCCCAGGCACGTTGCGCGATTGGTTTTATTTCTTCGCCCCAATCAAGCAGTTCTTCAAGCGCCATTTCATCGGTAGATACACTATCAAGTCTTGGCTGAACGATGGTCATACGGACCGATTTAACGTCATACAGGAACTCGTTAACGTCGTAAGCACCTAATGCGTAGAGTCGCATTTGTGTATTTTCAATGGCACTCACTGGAACGCCCTTACCATACTTCAGGTCAATCACTTCCAGGATGCCGTCAGCTACGATTACCATGTCTCCAGTGCCAAAGCCATCAGGTACCCACCTAGAGAAGTCGAGCCGTGCTTCAATCATGGCTTCCGCATCAGATGAACGGGCGCGAGACTCGTTCACCTTTTCTTCGCAGATGTCAACATATCGGTTAACGGCTTCTATCATTTCAGTAGAGTAGTCATCTAGCTTAGGCGCTTTTTTGCCCTCCAGCTTATGGCGCAGGATGGATTCTGCCAGGTCATGCGCTATAGTACCTTCTGCAGCATAGGGCGATTGTTCATCAGGGAACATCGCTTCTAATCTTGCCGATGGCGTACATACGAGCCACCTAGCGCTACTTGATGCACCTAGTAGGGCGTGTTTCTTAGCCACGACTAGCCACCCATTCCATGATTTGGATGCGTTGCGCATCCGTAGCGGATGTTACCTTTTCAGCACCGATGCTATCTAAGAAGGCTTTGAATTCGCCTTTTGCTTTCGTTTTATCAGCGGCTTTTGCCATTACGTCTTTCACTGCTTCACGAGTTGCTTCAAGGCTAGGAACTTCCACTTTAGGTTCTTCAGCTTTTGCTGGTTCCTCTTTCGCAGACTCTTCTTTAACCGGTTCAACTTTAGGAACAGGTGCTTCTTCTTTAACAGGCTCAGCTTTAGGGGCTTCCTTCTTAGCTGGTTTAACATCATTAGTTGTCCAGTTCGCTGGTTCTACGTCTTTAACAGGAGCGCCTACGATGGATTGGTAAAGGTCTTTCACTTCTTGTTCTAATTCAACGGCTTTATCTACGGTAATTTTTAACTCGATCATTGTTTTATTTCCTTTCGGTTTAACGATGTGATATACTCTAAATGGATGTTTTTCTATGTGCCCTTTACGCATTGCCGTGCGTGAGGGCATTTTTTTTGTGCCTAAGCATTCATCTGGGATGCAGTACTCTTTATTTGGGCACGTTGTACAATCTTGCAATTTAACCACCTCCTTATACGCATTTAAGAATCATGCGAATTTCTTGATTTGTCATGTCTGCCTCCTCTGTTTTACGGGTTGATGTATTTCTTTACATTTTTTACATATGGCACGGGGCGCGCCGGTTGTAAAACTCCAATACTGGTAGGGGCCTTTTAGCCTCTTATTGCATCTCGCACAGCGTTGAGTTCTCATACGTACTACCCTTAAAATCTATAATAGGTAGAGCTTTGTAGCCGACGGCTACGCATTAATTTACGGCGCAATCGTCTGACCTCAATTCTGTACTCAGATACCATCCAAGCCATGACCCCGCTTAATACTTGAAACAGTGCTTGTGTAAAGCTAATGCGGTCGAGTTCTAAACTGCCTACCGTACCAATTATCATCAGTAGGCCGATTCCTTTAAGCAGCCCGTTCATACGATGTGCGCCTCCTTAAATGCTTCATTAATCTTCTCTTCCGGCCAGCCTAGCGTGTTGGCCAAGTAGAACCGGAACCCTTCTCTATCAATTGAAAAGGTGCGGCCCTTTTTGCCTTCCGTTTGCCAGCACTGTGCAAAGGGGAACTTATCTCTTGCGATACATTCGCGTATCGCGGTCATGGTTCTTCCCAATACCGTGGCCATCTGGCACACGGCAATTGTTTTAGTTATCATAAGTAACTCCTTCCTACCAGTGATAAGCAGTGATTGCTGCCACTATGATGATAAAAATACTAACAGCCGCAGCTAAGCTAAGCGTTAGCATCCAAAGACAGATGCTTATAACGGCTTGTATGTCACGCTTTTGCATTGTACTTACCTCCATTCACGGTCTATCGAATTTCGGGTTGTAGTAGTCGGTTTCCCAGAAATCGTTGGACTCGTCTCGACTAACTCCTAGTGCATCACAAATATCACCAATAGTTGATAATCGTACTGATTTGCCTGCAAGAGCACGATTTAACGTATCTCTTGAAATCTCCGCTGTCCGAATTAGGTCAGCTTTTGACATGTTGAGTTCTTGCATACGTTCGCGAATCGCTTCGCCGTACATTCTTGTTGTGAATTCTTTTTGTTTCATTACTAGAACCTCCTAATTCTTATACTTTAGTTATCGGTTTTCCGTTATTTCTTCCTAAAAAAAAGAGAGTCAATAGTTTCCATATCTAGCTTACCGGCAGGCATGCCGTTAGCTACCTTATCAATTTCTTTTTGCGTAAACGGAACCTTATTTGATAAGCGCTGTCCGAGTTGTGTCGTTCCTATGCCAAGAAATACAGCAAACCCTTTAAGTGTACGGAAGTTAATTTTAATAAACTCTCGTAGATTAGTATAATCAAATTCCATATTTCCACCTCCTTCCGTTATCGGCTTTCCGTAACTAAATGATACATCGTTTCTCCCTCTTTGTCTATCGGTTTTCCGTTTAAGTTTGGTTTAATATTTACATTTGACGGATTTCCGTTTATAATAACTGTATAGTTAGTCCTAGAGGAGAATGAATTATGAG